GCATCTATGGACGAGCTTTGGGCACGCTCTCGCGAGCGTCCCTGGTCGTGGAAGTCTACACTCCTCGCAAGCGGGGAGTATCGAATCCGCGTTTCTAGCCAATCAGCGAGTGCTTGCTGCATCCACTGATGACTAGTCGGCTCACTACAGATTAGCCGTGGACCCTTCTGGGTTTTAGGCACTGAAATGAGTCGGGAGGGAAGTTCCTTCTGGTCTGGCCGAAGTTCATGGGCTAGAAGCCCAGAACCGTACCAGTCATAAGGGAACACACTCTCCAACTTGGATGGCCAGTTTGGGAAATCGTACTTGACTCCCTCTCTAAGCCTTTCCGCGACAGCTCCGGGACCATGTCTGGGACGTAAGTTCCATTCAGGATAGAACCCGATCCACCTTCGAGTGACATGCAGACAGAACTGCCTGAAGCCACTCCAATTAAGATCAGGATCGTGAGGGAGACGGTTGTCAAGAAGTGCGAGCTCGTTTTGCTCGCTCTCCACGACTCGGAGACCCCAGAGAGGGTGCCCATGCCGATCTTCCCACCTCGGGACATCACTGTCCCAAGTATCCTTGTGAGACTTAGGAAGACGCGCCTCAATTGCGAAGAACTCATCAAGAGTTTCCTCCGTTCTAGAGGGATGACAGTTTAGCCGAATATTCTTGCAACAGCTCAAGAGCTGAAGCAGAAAATACGCGACTTCTGCATCTGCGTCCTGTACCAGACGTCCTTGGTCATCGAAGAGCATGTCTATGAGAGAACCCCAAAGTCTGGGCCTCTTATTCGTAATCGGATAACCTTGCGGTAAATCTGATACGACCATGCACCCGCGGTCCAACCATTGCAGGAATGCTTTGGCGGCCGTAGGTAGGGTAATCGTCAAGAAGACGAATCCCCTTGCTTCAAAAGCCTTATGGAGGTAGGACAAGTCCAACTCCAATGAGGCACCAAGGTTAGGCCATCGTATGGTGGCATCACGAGTGATGCCGCGTATAATGGCGAACGCCGTGGCTTCGTAGGTTTTCATGTCAGCTCCTTTACGAGGTTGGCATCTACGTGCTGCAAAATACACTCAGAAAAGGGGTACTACCCTATCAGGTAGTACCGCCCGCAATCGGAGTGGATCAGTTGATCCCAACCGTGAGGTCGGTAATCATCTGAGACGACGAAGCGGCCAAGAGAACCGCAACGGCCTTGTGAAGGTCCGCGCAAGATACTGGGTCGTCCGTCTTTCCATGCCGAAATGTCGATGTAGAGGTAAACTTCTTCATCAACACGGTCGGTGTTGCGAAAACAATCCATTCCACGAACAGATTGTGCCTTTTCATGTTGATACCGTCACCGTCAGGATTGTCCTGGCTGTGTCGGATCTTCATCACGATGGACTGCGTTGCGTCGGTGTACGAATACTCCGACCCGTAGCTGTCCTGATTAACGCGGTTAAGCACTCGTGCTACACCAGCGATAGTCAGCGTGAGGGTATTAGCAAACATAGCGTTCTCCTAGGTTGTTGTCACCACCGGGGCTATCTTAAAGCCTTTAGTGTGGCTAGACTTCCCAGGACTGACAGTTTGTAGTTGTCCATGAAGGGCAACCGCAAGCTTACGTTTGCAGTAGGAGCGTTGTTCACGCTCCGTGTTTTCCACTCCTGTTCGAAGGTGCCCGCGGTACAGTAATTCCGTGGGTTACCACCAACGTTCGGGATGTGGGGATGAGAGAGAGTGGCAGTAGCGTTTACCATGATACAAAGCCTGGAAGGCTTATAGTAGATGGAGTTGTAGTTTATGGTCAAGACATTACTGATGTCTGTAAACCAATCCTCCAGCCACGTCCACGGTATAGCTTTCCAGATCTGGATCGGCAGATGGCCCTTATTTAGTCCAAGGACCGTCCGCATCGACTCATTGAAAGTCGGATACTTGCCAATCTGTGTCTGATCTCGTACTACCCATCGGACGGTAGCCCACCTTTTCGAGGTGGTCATCCCGCTTACCTTTGGGTTGAGTGTCGTCCCGTAGATGCTCCATATCACTAGACTGCTGATTGGAGCTGGGGCGGTTAACTCACCGAGACTTACCTTGCGTCGAAGGCCTCGCTTCGTGTGAGCTTCTCTTAGTTGCTGCTGGCGCTTGCGCGCGTAGTCAGCAAATCCGAGTAGCTTACCTAAATCGCCGATTAAGGGTTCCCAGCCAAACTTGTAGGCTAGGTTCCCAGCGGCGAGTTCCTTTAGGGGATTGAGACCCGAAGGTCTCCGTATCCCATGAAGCAGGTTCCCTGCATGACGAATCATGCGGGGCACATCCTTTAGTTCATACAAGAACAAAGGGAGGTTAACCTTAGGCGTGAGTGGTCCAGTACTGGCCAGCACACGATTCGTGAGCGTTCCAGTGGTTTCACTCGGGATCCAACCAGTAGTAGCTGTGTAGGCGTGCCAAGCGGTGGGTAATCCTGGCTCTTTCGAGACCAGACCTCCTACTTCGCGCACCAACATACTTCCGCTGGTCCTGATGTGATACAGCACAAGGGTATTATCCCCATGTGGGTTGCCTATGGTATCTTCGCAACGGCCACGGGCCCGATATTCAGTAACCTCCACCGGAGCACCGGAAAACGATCCGGTACCGTAGATGGGGGCTTTCTGATATGTTCGGACTCTAGCCATTATTTCTCTCTCAGTACGGCCTGCTAACGTAACGGGTACCAAAATTGGATAGGACGGAAACAGTCCTACGAGGAGCCCACGATTGGGC